GAATTGCGCTGGCAAAGAATACAACGCAATAATTGGCGCGTTTGATTGCTCGCCACGTCTAGCGCCGTAAATGTAAGCGTTGCCAGTAATTAGACGGAATGCGGCAATTTCTTTTAAAAGGTTATCCCAAGTTTGAAACTCGTTTGGTTTTTTAAATAGTCGGTCTAACTCAGGAATGCTAACCTCTTCCAGTGCCCTTGCCTTGTATTGCTGAGCCTGGAACTTGGCGCCCGAATTGTCAAAGGATTTTGACATACTTTTATAGTACTTCAAAGCCTTTTGATCCTTTACCTCATAGACTACAATTGGCGCCGTGCTTACCTTGTTGATAATTAGGTTTATAATGGCGTAAAGGTCAGAGTTTAAATAAAGACCTTTCTCGATAAAATTTTGCGTTGTTGGTGCCGTCCAAATAACGTTGTTGCCCAGGTAAGGAAAAACCGCGTTTAAATATGTTGAATCCTTTTGGTTTAAACCTAGCGCGCTTTTTATTCTATCTAAGTAAGTCATTCCGTTTTCTTTTTTGTAAAAATAGATTAATAAAATAAAAAAATGATGCGATATTCTAAACGTGCCAAAATTCTTGGCCACTAACCATTAATTCGGTAAAACCCCAAACCATTGCATCGACGCGGTCAGGCGATTTGCCTTTGTCAGGCTCAAACGTAACCATTTGATTTTCTAGTATTGGAAAACTGCCAACGTGGAAAATTTTGTGCTGCTCATAAAGCGAATAAATTGGCTCGGCTCTGACGTACTTACCTTTTGTTGCCGTTACAAGCTTTATTCTTGCGGTCGTATTTTGCGACCGCAAAACGCTTTCGACCATGTCGCCGCCTTGGTTTTTTTCTGCAACTATGCAATCAGCGTTCCAATTTTTAAACGCTTGCAATGAGACGGTTGCCCATTCAGTTGGTGAATATTTGCCGCTTAAATCCTCAAGTACATAACCCTTGCCGTTGGCATCGGTACCGCAAACAATTATACCAGTTTCGTCGCTATTTATGCTGGCGGTTGTTGCTGGATCAATGGCAACCACAATACGCGACAAGTCAGGCTTTGCGCTAACCCTTGCCCGTTCAATTATCGGTCGATTCCAAAGTAATCCCTCGGCATCGTCTAGCCATTTGCCTAAAAATAAATGCTCGTAACGGTGGAGGTTTTCTTGTTCAACGCGTTTTGCCTGGTCAATAAACGACTGGCTTAAATTTTGAACGTTGTCTAAATAAGTAGTATGTATGTAAGTAGTATCGTCGCGCGTTACCTTCACAAAACGCCCATAAATCCAATGGCTTTTATAACTTGGATTCATTACAAGGATAACTCGGTTTGGCTTGTTTACGGCACGAATAGATAAGTCGATGCGGTCGAAAACATCCTCGTCCATTAACTCTTCAGATTCGTCGAGAATAAAAGTAGTAACGCCAGCGATTGACTTTAAATTAGCCGTTGCGGTCCCTTGGCTAGTCTTAATTCCACGAAACAAAATCTTTGATCCTGTGGCCTTGTTAATAATTTCGGACTGTGTTATTTCGAAATCATCGGCCTTATTCATTAACTCGATTTTATCAATGAATTCAGGAATAATTGAAATAAACGCCGAGGTTAAAGTCCAACGCGTAAATAAAATAACGTGGCCCTCTTCATAAGTCAGGTTTAAAAGAAACATCGACAATGTCCACGATTTGCCCGAGCCTCGGCCGCCAGTAATAAGGAAATAACGCGTTTTAGGGTCTTCTAAAAATAAAGGCTGGTATTTGTCTAGTAACTTGATTGATTCCATTACTTGGATTTAAGCCACTCAATTGGTGGTGTCACCTTTTCTCCTAAAGTTGTGACATCGATTTGTTGTCGAGGCATACCAAAGCGGTAATTTAACCAAGTCTTAATTGCCTGGGTGTCTCCATTCTCGCAGCGATCCAATAGGGCCGCCCATATCTTAGCTGGAACGGCAACCGCGTCCATCTGTTCTATTAGCTTAATTTCGTCAGCCTTTGGCGGTCTCCCCGCTCCTGGCCTTGCGCCTCCATTTTGTCCCATGTGAAATAAACTGTTTATTCAGTAAAGGTAAAAAAAAGTCTAACCTAAATTAGACCCTATCAAAAACCATAATTGTGTAGCCAAACCACGACGCATTTGTTGCGGCCTTTCTTATCTTTTCGCTATCGTTAAAATTAAACTGAAAGCCACGATTTATAATTTGCGCAATAATGTAGTTGCTATTTCTGCAATTAACGTGTCCGCTTCCACCTTGGCCCTCAATTGCCCAGCTAATAACCAAATGATTTTTGGCGTGCTTACAAATGTTGTCAATAAATTGCTGCTCAAATTCCGCTGGGATATGTTCGCCAACTTCCAGCGACAAAACAACGTCAAACATTTTACGCAAATAAAACGGCTTGGATAAGTCCAACACCTTGCCAATTCCATCGCTTAGCGTTTCTGTATTTGGATTGCCGTCGTATGCCTCCACCTTATAGCCGTCAGCTTTAAAAGCTTTGGCATAGTCACCCATACCACACCCAAAGTCTACAACTGTCTTAGCTTGTTTTTCTGCTAAATAATTCGACAAAGCGGCGGCAATGCTGCGGTCGTGAATGTGACCAGTTGCGTCCGTTGTTTCCCAAAATCCTAAATCGTTTATTTTCATATCTTTTTAAATTTTAAAAAAAAGCTTGAGCATAACCCAAGCCTTTTAAACATCAACAAACCCAAAATCACTACATTAATAAAATCGTTTGGCCAGTTTGCTCGCCAGTAAAACTGCAAAGCTTTCCGTTCCATTCAAAGCGCACCTCTTTTTCTCGGCCCTGATATGACGCGGCCAGCGTTCTAATTTGTCGTTGGACTAATTCGATACATTCAAATTTTCCTTTGCCTTTGTTAGACCAAGGGGACCATTGTCCGTCCCTTAGTCTGTATCTAATTTCTAACGAATAGTCGGTTTTAACTGGCTGAATTCTCGGCATTTTTTATTTTTATTAAGTCAGGACAGGATTAAAACCTGTACGCGCTTCTAAGGTTATCTTAAAACGCCATCACTTTTGACAAGTAGCTCCGATGCGCGTCTATTTCCGCCACCTGACTAAATTAATCTTTTCTTTTTATTACAACCTCCAAGCCAATTGCCTCGCAAATCTGTCTAAGTCTGTTTAAGCTTATAGACTCCCAACCATTTTCTACCTGGTTAATTGGCGCCAAAGACAATCCAATTTTTTCGGCCAATTGCTCCTGGGTATAACCAGCGGATTTGCGTGCTTTTCGTATAAATAATCCCTCGTAAATGCTCATTTGCTTATTCTTTAGGCAAATATAGAATTCCGATAATAATACAAGTTAAAAACAAGATTTTTGTTTAAAACGGGACTAATTTATAAATGCCCATGTGGATAAATTCCTCTCCTTTTTTTACCAGGCATTTGCGAACGTTTAACTCAAATACATTTTTATCGTTAAAGCCATATTTCTTTTGCGCAATGTCAATAAGCAACTTAACTGGGTTGTCAAGATCGCTGGCCTTATTGCTAAAGCCAAAGAAAAACTCAATCCTCAACATTTGGTTTGGGTCAATTTCGGCTTTTGGCAACATAAATGAAATCGTGCGCTCGTAATGCTTATATGCTTCGGTCTTAAAGCGTTTACCTTGCCAGGCTTCGTTTACGCTTAGCGGTTTCTCGTTTAATTTAAACTGTATCATTTACATTTTTTATAAATCCAAGACCAAGCCAAAGTCCACAAAGCTAAGGCAACCATAAAAAGCAGCAAGCTAGACACCTTTAGCAACGCAAGTAAGGCAATGCCTACAAGCGCCGCAAAGATTGCGTACAAATCGTTTTTTTTCATTTAGAAAGGTAGGTTATCGTTTTCGACAATGCGCTTCTCTGTCGGCTTAAAATTGCCCTCATTTTTATTTGCCATTTGTACGGCCTCCCTTTGGTATACTTCCAAATAATGCGTTGCCTTGCCTTCAACCTTTTCTTGCTTTTCCTTTACCGATGAATTTACCCATTCAGTATCGTTGTCGTTCATAAACTTTAACAAGGTTTCCAAGTCTTTTCTTGACTGGCTAATTGTCCACATATCGCCATACTTTGTGGTAATCATTTTTGCGTTTCCGCCGTAAATCTTGCTCATAGTTGTTTTGTTTAAATTAATTGATCTAAATTTTTATTGTCCTTAATTGCCTGTAAAATAAACAATTTCCAAATCTTATTCTTTGTCTTGGCGCCAACTGTTGACTCTTCAACGTACCTGGTTGTTAACCTTAATTCCTTTCTCACGTCGCTTTCTATTTCTTGCACATTAAAATCCCAAGGTTTTAAAATTCCTTTTTCTTGAAAATTATTAAACCAGTATATCCCCCAGTCCGCTAGGTGCTTGCAATTTCCCGTTTCTTTTGCCTCCTGGTAATTGTCTCGAAACGTTTGCTTTCCAACTTCAATCCAGTACGCAATCTCTTCGTTGCTTGGCTCCTTTTCTTTGTTATTTAAAGCTTGCACCTCCTGGACTATTTGGCTTTGGTGGTGCGCATAATATTGATTGATCCAAACGCTTACTGTCTTTTCGTTAACGTGGTAAAAATCGCCGTATTGTCCACGCATTCCAGCGTGTAAAATATAGTTTACTCGGTCCTCGCTCATCCAGCCATAAGAGCCAAATAATTTGCTCAAGCATCCAAGTAATTCGTTTGCCTCTTCTTTTTTGTATTCTTTAAACTGCTTAAGACCGCAAACAAACTCCATTTTTCGGAGGTGCGTTAAAATTATCTCATCCATTTTTTAATAGTTTTTGTTTTTGTAAATCCTCGTAAAGTTCGTCGAAAACGTTGTAGGTTTTTGACTTTTCAGCTGGCTTGTAACTATTTTTTAAATTATTGCCAATGTAAAGATTAAAACTATTCTCGGCCTTGGCAATTGTCATGCTTTCGCCTTCTTTTAAAACCGCCCATTTTTTAAACAATTTTTCAATGGTATCTGAATCCGTCGAATGTACCTCTGCCATTCTTTCAAAGTACGGACGTTTTAAAGGCTTTTCTTTTATAAAATCATTAAAGATATCCTCTAAAGAAAAAAGCGCGCCAGCGCCTATTTGTTTATTTACATTTCCATTTACATTAACATTATCATTTACATTAACATTACCATTTACATTAACAGCTAGTTTTGCTAGAGAATTTGTAGCATTGCTAGGATTTGCTAGGTCATTTCTAGCATTGCTAGCTTTTGCTAAACCGCCCTTTTTACCAGCCTCTGATCTTAAATACTTTTTTTCATCCCAAACTTTTAAATCCCTTTTTAGCTGGGTCTTAATTGGAAGAAAAGCCAGGCGTATAAACTTGTCGTCTGTTTCGGGATTGTCGTCGTTAACATAGCCAAAAATATGCTTAATTAACTTTCCAGCTTGCTCGTCGGTAAGCTCTTCAAAGATTTCTCTTTGGTCCGTGTACAATACAAATGATTTTTTCCCTTGCATAAAATAAAAAAGGCCCTATCGTGTCGGAGTCGATGGGCCTTGGGTGAATTTCACCTATGAAACATTTAAGGCTCCGACCTCTTAAATGTTCCATTCAATACACAAATATAAATCTTTTCGATTTAACCAACTAACGAGCGCCTTTTTAGTTGAAAATAAATGCAACCGTACGAAAGGCCCATTTCTTGCGCAATGACTTTAATTTGCTTTCGGTCTTGCCAGGCTTCAAAGATTAAATTTTTTTCGTATTCTGTTAAATTGCGGCCTCTCATAGCTTATCAATTTCTTCTCTTACTTGTTGCCAATAGTTTTGTTCTGACTCCATGCGACCTTCATAATAATTCCAATCAATTGCATTTAAAATTTCATCAACCGCTATTAATGCACATTCAACACAATTAACCCATTGATCGTCAAGGGTAAATTTATTGTATAAATATGTTTCATATTTATTAACCAATTCGTCTGCTTTCTGCTTAGGTGTCATCGTTTTATAAAATATCGTGCAACTCGTTTGCCATTTTTTAGCGTAACCATGTCGGTCACAACGTTTAAACCTTTGTCTCTAAGGTCTGCAATCCTAGCGGCCAGCCTAAAGCATCCAAATTGGGTCAAAGCCTCCAGCTGAGTTATGGAATAGCCATTTAAAAGCCATCCCTTAATAAGCGCGTTTTGTGAGTCGGTCGATTCCATTATTGTATAAGATTAGAAATTTTTAAAACTGCGTCGGTATATACTTTTCTAAATTCCGATTCTGTCATTGGCTCCAAATCATTTTTTGCCCAAAAATCTGAATGCCATCTAACTTGGTCAACTTTTATATAAGCGTAACTAAGCAAGTCAGATAAGTAAAAAGGATTAACAACAAGCACGTCCGTTTCATTAATAATCATGTAATGCAAATGGACGATTTTAAAGTACCTGGGGACTTCCATGTGCAACTCAAGTACTTTGGTCGTTTTAATTAAATAATTTTCCATAAGAGTTTGGTTTTAGGTGTTTAGAATAATTTAAGGCCAAGCATATATCCCAGCGCAAAGATTGGCGACAAAGCCAAGACTGTGTAAATGATTTTTCCGATTACTTTAACTGCTTTTTTCATTGGTGTTTGTTTAAATGTTTAACAAATATTAAAAGAATCTTAGGAATAAAAAAGAATTTATACTTTTTTCTCAATCATGTTTTTAGCCTGGGCAACGTCAAGCAGCTTTTTAACCTTGCGAAATTCTATGTTTTGATCCTCCGCTATTTCTCGGCAGCAATAGCCATAAGTTGCCAAAGTTAAAATTCTGCTAATTTGATGATCGGTCAGGATTTTAAATATATTTTCGTCCATCAACTTGCGCGGGTAAATTTCGTGCAACTTCATTTTAGTATAAAGTAGGTAACCAACTTTTTGGTTGTCTAATCCAAGCGCCTTGGCAATTTTCTTGCGCGTTAAACCTTCCAGGTAAAGCGTTTTAATTTCTTGCATTATCGCATCAAGTTCCATAATCTTTCGAATGTTTCGTTAAACGGTAATTTCTCTTCGTTGTAGGTGGAGGCCACGCCCTTGGGCGCTAGGTCCCCAGGGCGTTGGATAA